CCACAATGTCCTTTACCAGCGACGGGGTAAGCGGTTTATCAACATAGGCGAAATGGGCTTCGGCGACGGTATCCGCAACGATCTGCGCGGTTCGGGTATAGCTTTCGAAGATATACGTTTCCGCGTCGCAGGTACGCGATCCCCAGATGCGGTAGCCGTCCTGCTTGATCAGCGTTGTAACGCCTGCTGCGTTCAGTTCGTCGGCGTCGGTATCGGTGCCCTGCAACGTGAAATAGATATCCCGATCCATCCCCAGCACGTTATTAACGGGCACGTTGGAAATGGTTTTATGCCAGCCCTGCGTTGCGTCGATTTTGGCGCGCATCCCAACAGCATGGGCGCCCACGGGCACGATGGCATTGGCCCCGGCGTTGGTGTCGTAGCAGATGAAATTAGGCCAGATAACCATCATTTCACGCTGGGAAAACTGCTCGCGGTATTCCTTCACTTCGGCGATTGTGTTGCAACCGTTCGCTGCCACGTAAGCAAACGCGCGCAGCTTTTCGGCAATGACGCCGAGTTGTGCGGCTACCGCTTCCGTATCAAGCCCAGGAACAGCCAGTACACGCGGGCGCACGCCTACGCGCATTTCGGCAGACAGCAGCGCGTACATGCCGGTAAAGCGCCCGTTTGCATCGGTGCCGCCAATAACCAGTTGATCCTGTGTTTGTGCGGTGCCGCCTTCTGGCGGTTCGATATTTGCAGCATCAGCAACGCGGATCACAATGGTTTGCGGGCTGGTCTGGTCTGAAATCGCTTTCAGGGTGGTAAACAGGGTGCCGGTTTTACCTGCCTTGCCCAGCATGTTAGCCACGCGGGTGATCAGTACAGGGGTATCCAGCGGGAACGCTGTTTCGTCCGCATCATCAGCGGTGCAGACAACGCCGATCACCGCCGAATCAATGTCGGTGATCATCGTGCTAAGGTCGGTGGTTTCCGTGACGGTTACACCGTGATGGTAGTTAGTGGCCATGTATTTGCCTCGCCAGTTTAATGACTGCGAATATCATTGCGGCATTGGCAGGCCGATGCGATGAATAAGGGTTGTCAGCAACCTGCAACAATGACAGGGCGTTGTTCATGCGCGCGCGCGTGGCGACGATGTACCCCATCATGATGAAGGGGTTGATATGGACACGACAGAAAACCGATATTCGCCGCGCCCGGCGTTCAGTATTGAGATTGAAGGTAAGCAGCTTACGGCGCTGGATAACCGACTGATCTCCCTTTCCCTGACAGATAACCGGGGCTTTGAAGCGGACACGCTGGATCTGACTCTGGATGATGCAGACGGGCAGGTAGCCTTACCATCACGCGGCGCAAAGATATCGGTGGCGCTGGGCTGGGATAATGATCCATTGGTTTTTAAGGGCGTGTATACGGTTGACGAGATCGGACACTCTGGCCCGCCTGACCAGCTAACGATCAGTGCCAGAAGCGCAGATTTCCGCGATACCTTTAACGTGAAGCGGGAATATAGCTGGCACGATATTACCGTGGGGGACGTGGTCGCCAGCATTGCCAGCCGCTACGATCTGCGTGCGGGCGTCAGCGAAGAACTGGCGAAGATTGAGATAGACCACGCCGATCAGACGAGTGAATCAGATATCAGCTTCTTAACGCGCATGGCCGAAATGCTGGGCGCGGTGGCAACCATTAAAAACGGTATGCTTCTGTTTATCACGCCGGGCAAGGGAGTGACGCAGAGCGGCAAGCCGCTGCCGGTGATCGAGATAGTCCGGTCATGCGGTGATAAACATCGGTTTAACGTAGCTGACCGCGACGCGTACACGGGCGTAACTGCATACTGGCTTGATCTCAACTTTGGCAAGAAAACATCCACTACCGTGAAGAAAACCACCCGCAGGCGACGAACCAGCCAGGCCAAAAAGAAAGAACCCGCATCAAGCAAAAAAGAAGGGGATTATCTGGCCGGGGCCGAAGGCAACGTTTTTGTTATCCGTAAAACCTTCAAGACGGAAAAGGCGGCAAAGCGTGCCGCAGCGGCTAAGTGGCGGGAGTTGCAGCGCGGGGCAGCGACGTTCAGCATCACCCTGGCGCGTGGCCGCGCAGATTTGTACCCGGAACAGCCCGCCAGCGTCTACGGCTTTAAGTCCACGATCGACAGTGGGAACTGGACGATAACGCGGTGTGTTCATGATATTGGTGGGGGAGGGTTTACCACGTCGCTGGAACTGGAAGTAAAAATCGACGACTGGACAGCGGAGAGTGACGATTCAACGTCTTAAGCGTTATACTTGCGTTGATATTAACCAGTCCTGAAAGGAGGCCCGCGTATGGCAATTCGCTGTCCTCGCTGCCGTGCAATAGCAAAAACCAGAACCAGCGTTGAGCTGAGTTTGCTTGTACGGCGCAGCTATCACCAGTGTCAAAACATGTTATGCGGGTACTGTTTCACCAGCATGACGGAAATAGACGGTTCACTAAATCAGACCCAGCCAGCGCCCGGCGCGATGGTGCCACAAGAAGCTTTTCCACGAAGTCACAATGGAGAGGATCAGCTACAACTTACTCTCTAAATAGTGGCAGCAAAATACCAGTCATCACCCGATATCACCGCATATCACCACAAGTAAACGCCTTATAAGTCATAATGTTATGATTTATAAGGCTCATTGATAGTTTTTAAAATCCCTCGGCGTTCGCGCTGTGTGGGTTCAAGTCCCACTCCGGGTACCATGGGAAACATCAGAATAATCAAAGCAATAAGCAGTGTCGTGAAACCACCTCCGGGTGGTTTTTTTGTGCATGCAATTCACGCCCTGTGCATATCCTGTGCTCACGGGGTGCAATGAGCTGCAATCTACAGCCTGGCAATGCCGAATTGAACGTGTCGCCTCCAGCATAGAGAACCAGGCCGCTTTGCCTGTTTTCCGGTACTCTTCCGGGAAGGGGGGCCTGCTGAGCAAACTGTAATGCTCTAGCCACCCTGAGTACAAAGTTGCTTAATTCGTGCAATCACCTCATCTCTGTACTTCTTGTGTCCGCGCATAGCCCTTGGATGGGCAATTCTGAAACAGATTGCATTACCTGTTTTGAACTCCCATAGCTTCCCCGGAATGACTGCAGAAGTCTCATAGCCGCCCAGCTCAGTAAGCACCTGTTTTATGATGTAGTCTGTTCTCCGGGCTCCAGATGCAAAGATGATGAAATCAGGCTCAAGGTGTTTAATTTGTACCGCCAGCAGCTTCAGCGAGGCTAATATAACTTCCTGCACTTCATTTTGAGGGCGATTGAGAGGGGTCAGTCCGTCGTAATCCCACGCCAGTAGATTGGCATACACGATTGCCTGGGGAGGAATATTAAGCTCCCGGGCCAGCCTGAAATGATATTGCGTGAAGCGGCTACGTGATTTGAGGTTGGCGGTGCCATAATTTTGTACCGGAAGATGTTTCCTGTAACGATCTACAGCTTCTTCAACCACCTGCCCGATGGTGACGTCAGGTATAAGTCCCAACACCCGTGATATCGTATTCTTACCATTCAGCGTATTCCAGCCTGCGGTTTCACGTCCAACCAGCATGATTTTTACCGGTGAATGCCAGTATTCTTCAAAGGGCACGGGTAAAAATACGCCTGAGTATTTATCCTCATTCAGGTTAAATGACTGGGCGTTAACTTCCTGCAATATCCGTTTGTACGCGTCTAATAGCTTTTCCATTCTTCAATCCTGCCCCGTAATAAAAACACCTTCAGATATATATTATTTTCATGATATCAATCAGATACATGAGGATAAATATGCAAAAATCCTTCCGATTCACCAATTCATCCATCAAAGCCCTTCCGGCAAACACAGATACCCGATCTACAGAGCTAGAGGTATCTGATACCGAAGTTATTGGACTCAAGTGCCTCTCAGGTCGAACAGGCAACAAGCGCTTCCTTCTGCGGTATACATTCCACGGTACCAAAAAAAGTATCAGTATTGGCAGATTTCCTGAAATTGATGTGGGAACAGCCCGGCAAATAGCCCGTCGTCACAAAGAAGCGATTGCGCTGGGAAATGACCCTAAAGCGGAGCGAGATAACTACCGCGCGATGCCAACACTTGGTGAGTTTTTCCATCAAACCTATGTTCCTTATATAAAGCGCCATAAAAAGTCATGGGATAAGGATGTTCAGCGTTTCACGCAATACATTGAACCTCGTCTGGGAAAGATACGTTACTGCGATCTCAGGGCCAGAGAGATACAACAGGTGCTGTTTGACATGCTGGAGGGGCGTATTCACGGGCAGCAATATGCGCCGTCTACCTGTAACAGAGCCCTTGCTATTCTGAAAACGATGGGGCGTTATGCGTTGCGACAGGATGTGCTGGAAAAGAATGAAGCCGATAAGATCCCTTTACTGAAAGAGAATAATCAGCGGACGCGCTTTTTTGATGCTGATGAGATCAGGCGCATTCTTGACGCTGCTACCCAATATCCCAACAAAGCTGCCGGGGGATTGATAGCCATGTTGTTGTTAACCGGTACACGCAAATCAGAAATGCTTAATGTCAGGCATGAACATATCGACCGGGCCAATCGTACTCTGTTCATTCCTTATACAAAAAATGGTCGCAGTCGGACGGTATATCTAAGCGATGCCGCATTATCGATTATTGATGCTATCCCACGAGTTGGCAGTAATCCGTATCTGTTCGCCATTAAGGATAATGGCAAACCGATATCGGAACCCCGATGGGCATATGAAAAAATACTGGCACAGTGCGGTATAGACAAGAAGGTAATGACTCCAACTTATTGATAGTGTTTTATGTTCAGATAATGCCCGATGACTTTGTCATGCAGCTCCACCG